TCAACTGTCGATAATAATTGCAATAAAACAGATTTCAAGTCTATAAAAACTAGTACTGAAATGTACAAGTTAAATATACACAAAGAATTTATGATGTGTGAAACAATAAACGAAAATTTATCAAATAAAAATATAATACTTATAGACGAAACCGTTGCATCTGGTGGAACTATAAAAAAATCCATTGATTATTTAATAGACGATAAAAAGGTAAATGAAATATTTGCGTGTTGCATTTACAACACTTATAATTTTAATGACCATCGAAACATAAAAATACATTCACAACAAAAACCGGGTTTTATGTGTTTCATTTTGCCTTGGGGATATGATAATTGATGTCCATTCTAGAATGGATAATACAATGAAAAACCGAAATAAACACTGCAATATATCTCCTTTTATATTGGTGTCTATTTATAAATATGCCACCCAAGAGAACCCCGATTCAAAAATCAAATAATTTCCTCATTATTGTGGAGTCGCCGTCAAAATGTGCCAAAATTGAGTCTTATTTGGGAGAGCGATACAAATGTATTTCTTCTAAAGGGCACATTCGCGAAATTGATGGTCTATCGAGTATTAATACAAAAGACCGTTTCCAGATTGAATATACGCCTATCAAGGAAAAACTCGACCACATAGAAACAATGCGAAAAACGGTAGCAAAATATTCACCTACAAATATTTATTTGGCGACGGACGACGATCGAGAAGGAGAGGCGATTGCATGGCATATTTGTCAAGTATGTGGTCTCGACGTCCTCTCAACAAAACGTATTGTTTTCCACGAGATAACCCAACCCGCTTTATTGGCCGCAGTGGCGAATCCGACAACCATCAATCTATCGTTGGTTGCCGCGCAACAGGCGCGGCAAGTTCTAGATGTCATCGTCGGATTTAAAATCTCGCCTCTCCTCTGGCGAAATATAGGAAGTAATCGTAAAAACGCCCTTTCAGCAGGTCGATGCCAAACCCCCGCATTACGTCTTGTATATGATAATCATCTGCAATATAAAGAAGCAATACAGTCCGATAATGCCCAAATTCATAAACTAGTAGGTCTATTTACCAATAGCGCAATTCCATTTCATTTATCGTATGATCTAACCTCTCAATCATCTCTTCTGGATTTTCTCGAGAAGACGAAAACACACGAACATCGTTTAACTATCGGTAAAACACGTCCATCGACTCGTTCCCCTCCCAAACCATTCAATACATCGAGATTACTCCAAGTAGCGAGCAACCAATTTCGCCTCTCACCTAAACGAACCATGGAATTATGTCAGACACTCTACCAATCCGGTTTAATCACTTATATGCGTACTGAATGCCAAAAATATTCCGAAATTTTCCTAAAAAAGTCGTCAACATATATTGCAGAACAATACGGAGAGGAGTATATTGGCAATGCTGCTGCGATTGCTCTTCTCGATACTACAATGCCACACGAGGGTATTCGCGTTACCAATCTCGCATTAACTACGATGACTAGTAATGACGCACAATTGTCGAAAATGTACGGTCTCATTTGGCAAAACACCGTAGAGAGTTGTATGCGAGAGGCAAAATATAATATTACGGAGTATGCTATCACAAGTCCATTGCCGGGAATACAGTATGAATATACGATAGAAACGCCGGTATTCTTAGGATGGCGGCGAGTAGAGATAAAGACCGCAACATCCGAATCCTCGTCCTCTCTCGCGTTTTACTTGGAACAAATATCGAAATCGTCGGTTCCAGTTACGTGGAGTCTTATTGAATCGAAAGTCGCGATTCATACGAAACTGCCGTCACATTACACAGAAGCGTCGTTGATACAGAAACTGGAGGATTTAGGAATCGGTCGTCCGTCGACTTTCTCATCCATAGTAGAAACGATACAAGAGAGAGGATACGTGAAGAAGGCAAATATAGAAGGAATAAAGCAAAAATGCACGGAATTTAAATTGCGGTGTTTAGGACAATGCCGAGAAGTAGCAACGCAAGAATCGGATAATTATCCTCTCGAAAAAACGGAATACGAGAAGTCGTTTGGAGACGAACGCGACAAATTGGTTATTCAACCAACTGGTATTCTAGTGCTTGATTTCTTATTGAAACATTTCGACGACTGTTTTTCCTATGATTATACGCGAATTATGGAAGACGAATTGGATTTACTGTCCTCTCAACCTTCGGACAAAGCATTCGATAGTTGGCATCAAATATGTAAGAAATGTTTGAATGATATAACGGAGAGGTCAAAACCGCTTGCAAAACAGACGAAACAGACATTTGCGTTATCGGATACTGCAGATTATGTACTGGTATTTAATTCATACGGTGCATCGTTAAAAGGTTCCGGTGAAGATGGGAAGACTGAATACCTGAAAGTCCGGGCAGATATAGATTTAGACATAGAAAGAGCGTCACGCGGTGAATATACAATGTCGGAATTGGTTTGGAGAGAGGATAATGGATGTTTAGGAAAGTATAATGATACGCCGATTTATATAAAAAAAGGCAAATTCGGATTATATGCTGAATGGGGTTCGAGCAAAAATACAATTAGTTTGAAACCTCTCAACTTATCTGCCGAAGAAATCCGATTGAAAGATGTAGTTGCACTTATTGAGAAGAAGTCGAATACATTGACGCAAGAAGCAGCGGCGGAATTATTTTTACCGCAATGTGTATTTGGTGGAGAGGACGATGCGTTGGAACCTATTCTGTCTACGAAACAGTCTCCAAGCGACAAAACATTGTTACGTACTTTGCGGAGCGACCTCTCAATAAGAAAGGGGAAATATGGACCATATATTTTTCATAAAACAGAAAAGATGTCTACGCCGAAGTTCTATCCTCTCAAACCTTTCAAGGATGATTGGAAGACTATGTCGAATTTAGACTTAATTGCAGCAATCGATAAAATGTACATTGCTAAGGCAAAATAACATTCTACCCGCCAAACAACCGTCCAGATGTTAACGTCTATACATTAATGTCCAGACGTATGGGTTAAAAACCCATAGGATGGCATTTGCACTGTATTCCCTGCGGGGGGACGTTGATGTCCCAGGGCATCAACGCGCCCTACGGGAGTCCAGATGTTAACATCTTGACTAGATAAACGTAGGATAATATATAAAACACGAATATGTCTGCACCAAAATCGAGAGGTTTCATAAAATATTTTCTATTCTTATTCGTATTCATTGTATCATTTTGCCTACTAAATATACAGCAGGTCGAATTATTCGGTCTTGCTATGTTCTTGACTACGAATATACTCTTTTTCGCGTCAGTAGGGAAAGATTTAACGGACGGGTCTATTACACCCGACGGTAAGTCGACAGAATGGTATATCAAATTCGGCACATTGATAGTATCCATAACATTTTCGTTTGTATCGTCGATTATGATGATAATGACGTTAGTTACATTGCAAAAGAAATTTACAAAAAGCGACGCAATATTGCAATGGTCACCGACTGACCGAAAGAAACTCGACGATACCAAAATAATATTTACAACCGTAACTACATTTATAGGAGTAACTGCATTATATGTCTACTTTCAACCAGATGATATACGCAAATTTACATATTACATATTCGACAAAGTATTGAATGGACCGCCGGGTAATTGGTTACGTGTTATTTTTCCAATAGTAATAATTGGTCTAGGAAGTGCACTTTATGGACAATTAGACAGAGACGCTTTTGAAGTAAACAAAACGCCGAAAAGAGTCATTTGCGACCCGAAAAACAATAAATCCATAAAGACATTTAAAGACTATTTTATAAAGACATTTTGGTTTCTGTTCGCATTTACAGTGATTGTATTGTCGCGTCCATTCCTAGAAGCAAATTTCAATATTTTCGGTATTTATCCTAGTAAATTAGTCGGATTTACCGAAGAAGACCGTACCCTGATATATGGACAAAACCCGTCTATCAGTCTAATATCGTTACTAACTTTGGGTATATCGAATCTGGCAGGATTAAACAAGAAATTGCAGAATCTGGCAAGATTAAACAAGAAGTCGCAGGATAAGATAGATACGGAACCCGCGAATAAGGGAAATGGTAAATCTGTTTTGTCGGAAATCGCGAGTTTTTTGATGATGCCTGTTATAAGATGGGATGTACTGTACCTACTCGCCAAATATGCATTTGGATTGACCGGTTTAGTATATGCAGGGTTTACCATAAGAGAATTCGACCTCATACCGAAAGGCGATTCTTGTCTGTTTAAGAACGCACATATTCGTCAGTTGTATATTGCATTTATTGTGTTCCTAATTATATTCTATACCTTCAATACGCTGACCTCATCCATGTTGACATCCTTAGTAACAAATATAATGCGATTTTTGGTACCACCAACCGTAGTTGCACTGTCTTCTTATCTCGTTTTTATAACGGACTACTTTTCGCACGTAGCGCCGAACATAGTGATACAGTAGACAATTTACGAATAAATGCACATAAATGGGTAATCGCTTTTATTTAACACTATACATAGAAAATATTGTTAAATATGAAATACTACGAAACGAATTGTTCTGAATACATTGCAGCGTCAAAACGTTTTGATATGCACCCCGAATTAAGACCCCACTCATTAACGATGCCAGATTCTTTAAGTAAATTAGGCAATATTATATTCTATGGACCATCCGGTGTTGGAAAGTATACTCAATTTCTCCGATTTATTGAAAAATATTCGACAAATGGATTAAAAACGGAGAAGATGACGGCGTCAACGGAAAAGCAGCATTACGAATATCATATTAGCGATATCCATTATGAGATTGATTTGGCATTACTCGGTTGCGAATCGAAGAAGTTATGGAATGAGTGTTTTTTTCAGATAGTGGATATTGTGTCTGCTAAGAAATCGAAATGTGGAATCATATTATGCCGCAATTTCCAGTCAATACATAGTGAATTATTGGACGTATTTTATAGTTATATGCAACAATGTAGGGCATTGAGTATTCATATTGTTTTTGCAATATTGACGGAACACGTGAGTTTCATTCCAAATCGAATTCTACAATGTTGTAAGATGATATCTGTGAGAAGACCTACTGCAGAATTGTATAATGGGCGAGACGCGGATTTTAAAGAAAACGAAATTGCAGATGGACATAAAACGCATAAACAATTCTCTCATCAAATACTTCCTACGAATAAAAAAAACGTACAGGGACCGATGGATTTGTTCTTGCGGGTTGGGACAATTCCGGAGAGAGGAACGAACTTAGGAATTGGACGATTATCCGGAGAAAAGGAGGTTTGTAGGAATAATGGAAAGAACACTCGACTCGAAACGGGAAGTGTTCGAGGATTTTCCGATGAAACTTCAATGGGATTTAGTAGTCAGAATCAAACCGAAAAACGAATGTCAGAATCGTCCTCTGATAATCGCATTAATACCCATAATTGTACTATTGGGACAATTCCGGAGAGAGGAACGAACGTAGGAATTGGACGATTATCCGGAGAAAAGGAGGTTTGTAGGAATAATGGACGATGGATGCGAAGTGCCGGAGAAACGGAGGTTTGTAGGAATAATGCCAAACATACAAATACGAATATAGTTCCGGAATCTCTTTTAAATATGAAAGAATTAAATGTGATAGCAAGAGTCGATAATCCCCCAAAAGACGTGTTCAACATTATATGCGACAATATTATTTCGAAAATGGTTCAGCATGAAACTCTGGATATAATAGTATTGAGGGATAATCTATATGATATTTTGCTATACGGTCTCGATATAACGGAATGTTTATGGTATATATTGTATTATTTCGTGGAAACGGATATATTCGTTGATGAAACCGGAGAGGTTATGTCAGAAATAATGGATAAGATTGACTCGTTCCTGAAGTACTACAACAATAACTATAGACCGATATACCATTTAGAGAGTATTTTTATTTATTTGATAACAAAGATATACAGGTATCCATCCCTTTTTGTATGAATCGAAAAAAAGCATACCAAATATTAGGATTGAATGACGAAAAAGAATATTCCGAAACGGAAATAAAAAAGCAATATCGGTCAAAAATATTGCAGTATCATCCGGACAAAAACAGTTCCGCCGACGCAGCGGAGAAGTTTATAGAAGTACAAGACGCTTATAATGTATTGCAATCAAGTGGTGGATACGAAAACGAATCGTATCGCGACATATTTAAATCGTTCTTATCCTCCGTTCTTCGAGAGGAGACGGATGTTCCTCTCATACACAAATTGAGCGAAATAATATGCAAGAAGATATGTCTCATAATCGACCATAATGCAGACGCAATCATAGAATATTTATGCAATATAAACCGAGATACACTGCAGATTGTGTATTCTATCCTCTCGAAGTATAGACATATTTTGCATTTTTCAGAAGAGTTGATTCGTCGTGTAGAGGAGTTATTGGAGGTGAATGAATGTATAGTGTTGAATCCAACATTGGAGGATTTGATGTCAAACGAGAACGTGTATATTCTGAAGAATAATGGGAAATCGTATCTGGTTCCTCTCTGGCATCACGAGACTATCTTTGATTGTTCTGAGTCCGGGTCAAACGATAATCGGAAATTGATTGTAAAGACGTTTCCATTATTACCGGATAATATGGAGTTGGATGACTGCAATATATTGACCATTAGTCTTCGGTACCATTTACACGAAATATGGAATCGAGAGGTCGTGGTGGACGTCGGCGGCGTACCGTTTATAATTCGCGGCAAAGAATTGAAAATGACGGATTTACACCAGACAATTAAATATGAAAATTGTGGTGTCCCTTATAATAACACGGACGATATATTTGATTGTTCGAGAAGACAACCTGTTATATTTTTTATTCGCGTTTTGCAGTGAATGATATAAAAACAATAGCGGTATTGTTTTTATAAGTATGGATATCAAATTCATAAAAGTCGATGATAATAAAATTCTAAACGAAGCGTGTATAAAATGGGTGCGAAAAATAGATGAATGCTTGGATATTTGCACAAAAGGTAATGGTTGTTACATCGGAGATACGCATAAAGTATGCAAGGCAAACAATAAGGAATCATACGAGAGACTAAATAAGTACTTTGAATCTATTTTGCCTACGAAACGACAGTAGGGAGTTTCTCCTTGCACAATGGGTAATCATCCAACACCATTAACTCGCCATTTATTGTTTTATATTAGCAAAAAACAATAAACATTATACAACAAATAATTATGCTTTCTTGACGACTTTCTTGACGACTTTCTTGGTGGTAGCGACTGCGGGTTCAGCTGCAGCGGGTTCTTCTTGACTTACCTGTTCTTCTTTAATTGGTTCTGGTTCTGCAACTTGCACTGGCACTGGCACTGACGCTGGTTCAACTTTTTTCGTGGCAACAGGAACAGGAGCAGGCACATTATCCTCTGTATCACTATCGTCTACTTCCGCAGAAACAGGAGCGGGTTTAGTAGCAGATTGTTTAGCAACTAATTGTTGAGGTTTTTCTTCTTCATTATCATTTTCCAATTCTTCTTTTGGAATATATACATTGCAGACTCCTCGTAATGCGACAGGCGGATGATTATTCTTCACAACACACTGGTACAACTTCCAAGTAAGACCCCATCCCTTTCCACCAATCCAGATTCCACCGCATTGTAGAACACACGCTACATTACTTCTGGATGGAATATGGTCCATTGGAGTAGTATTATCATCCGCTGGATAAATCATCTGCGATTTAATGTTGTAGATTTCGACATTCCACCTTCCATCATAGAAAGGTAGTTTCGCACGAATCGTTGGCGGTTTTGTTAAATCGATTTTCTTAGTGTCCTTGTTTCTACTGTATTTTATGAACGGGAAAAATGTATGCTTTGCGACTTCGCGAGACATCGACTCACCCCACCATACTTCGGAATTCTTCACAGCAGAATCGAGTATGAAATTCTCGAATGCTTTTAATTTCTCGAGTGCATCCTTTGCAGCAGGTGTAGCATAATCATCATTTGGGAAAGACAATGACATACTGTATTTACCGTCCGACTCACCGGTCTTCTCATCAACAAAATCACTGACACCCCAAGTATTTAAAAAAGGGAGGGAAATATGGATTCCGCGATTCGTCTGGTTACTGACGATATTCACCGATTTTCCACCACGGTCGTTGACCTTAGGTTGCATAAATCGAGCATTGGTAACATCCCATTCTGGCATAGTAAGTACGAAAGATTTTGACATTTTTGGCGATAAGATTCTTTGCAATAAATTCGGCGTTAAAAAGGTTTATTTAGTTTTATAAAAGGGAGGAGAGGAGAAGAAGTGCGGATTGGTATACAGTATATAATAGGTAGTCTTTAAGTAGGTTTCAAATATATTTTATTGTACTTACCTTTCGGATGTCGCGTCCATAATTTCCGCAAAGTGTTCTGGGACAATTCCGAAGAGAGGTACGAACGTAGGAATTGGATGATGAATGCGAAGTGCCGGAGAAACGCAGTAGGCGTTTTGTAGGCATAATTCGAACGAGTCATAACCCGGAGAGGACGACGACACAATAGATACATTCTGCTGAATAAACTCGCCGTCGACAAATATGCAACCATCGCACGTACTCCTTGTCAAGGTACATTCAGGGTTCAGGTTTACATTGCAGATATCGATATGTTCGTTATCGCACACAGTCGCATCCATGATTGCCGCAAAGTATTCTTTGAACGAGTCATAATCAGGAGAGGACGGAGCGATAGATACATTCTGCTGAATAAACTCGCCGTCGACAAATATGCAACCATCGCACGTACTCCTTGTCAAGGTACACTCAGGGTTCAGGTTTACATTGCTGATATCAATCTGTTCATTATCAAATGCAATAGTATCCATTGTGGATGCAAAATATTCTGTTTTCGTATTATTTTGGGAAGTCATTTTAATAGAGTAGTGAGATATAAAGTCGCGTTTAATAATAGAGGTGTTGCTAGGATTTACCAATGCACAAATAAACATAAAAAGTCATTCAATTTTGTGTTTATTCATATATCATCTGAGTTGCTACTCGATTGTTGTATATGCTTTGAATTCGAATTATGAGGATTGATTCCTCTCAAGAACAGGTCACGGGTTTGTAAATCAATAGACATCATTAGACTTTCTAGCACGCGTATATTCTCAGGTGAAATCGAATCGTCGCTTAAGAACCCATTTACATCCAATATCGCCTTTATCCATTTATCTGTCCATTGTGAATTCAGCGCGGATACCAATTCTTCTCCATACAAAACCGATATACCATCCGCACGAAATAAATTTGTATTGTACTTTGCATCTACGTAATTTGCAATCAATGCGTGATAATAATTCAGACTATGTCGAATAGTAGAATTTGTGCAATATGTATCCATCAACTTCTCTAATCCTTTTTGTGCATGAATAAACAGATTCCGCATACGAGGACGCGCTTTCAATGCTTCCGCAGAGAGGAAACGTAAACATGCTAATTGTATAGGATTGTACATAAAATGCAAGTCCGTTTTGTTCAAACTATAGATAATGCGGCATAACGCTTGGAAAGGTCCAGGGTCTTGAAAAACCATAACGTTGTTATATATGCAAATTTTAGTACCTACCGGTTTACTCGCTAAAATAGCAAGTTTCACAATAACCGACAACGGGTCTAGCAAATAATTACGCAAATTTAGTGAATTGTTATCGTCTGGTAAATGATTCGACATTTATAATTTTCATATATTTTTGTTTATATTTTTACATTTTACAAATAAGGTATATTACAAAATCGAAATAAACCCATAAATATGTCTTCTAATTAAAATGAATTCATTGTGTTTTGATGAGTATGCGTTTATTGAGAATGAATCGTCCTCTCAACAGGAAGAAACGCACAAGGTAAAATCCGAAGATTTATATTACAATAACTTCTCCAAGTATGCACTAAACTGTGATACACCAAATAACCAAGTGGATATTTACTATTACTTCAAATGGAAGATAAATGCAAATCAGATTGAGAGGATAAGTTTACAAACACTTAAGAATACGCTACGTTACAACAAATGCCGTGTTTCAGGCAATAAATCGACATTGATTCGTCGTCTACACGAACACTATACTCTGGTAACCCGGGTCATTCATATTCAGCGTGTCTTTAGGGGATTTTTAGTTAGAGAGTGCGAACGAATGAGAGGGCCTGCATCAAAAGATTATAGTTTATGCAATAATACGACCGATTTCCAAACGATGGAATTGCTGTCTTTTTTGCCAAGAGAACGTTTTTTCAGTTATTGCGACGTATCCGGGTTTATTTACGGGTTTGATATCTTCTCATTAATAACGATGTTTAAGTGTAAACGCAAATTAATCAATCCATACAATCGAGAAGAGATGCCATTCCATGTTACTCAGTCACTGTTTAGCATTTATAAGAAAACAATTCTATTATATCCGGATTTTCTCTCCGAAAAAGACGGAGAAGTCATTGATGTGCCGGCGAGAATCGAATCGACAAATACTAGAGATAGAGAAGACGATTATTTAATGACGGAAAATATGCCGGTGTTATCGTCGCCCACATTTTCGGCAAATGAAGAACCCGATGACTACGTAATAAAAGATATACGCGAATCTTGCTTACACGTATTTGAGAGGATAAGAAATCTAGTAAATGGAGAAGTAAACCCCGAATGGTTTTTGCAGTTAACAAAACACGAATGTGACCGATTTTACCATTTTTATTACATATGGTGGACTCGGTCAAGCACATTATCCGAATACACAAAGACTGCAATATGCGAACTACCGAATCCGTTTTCAGCATTAAATCGAATCGACGAAAATAGCACAGAAGATTTTTATAAATCCATCTGTTTAGATGTAATTGAAGCAATGGTGTATACCGGAGTTGACGAATATCATTGCAGTTTAGGAGCAAAACAGGTATTAACCATATTAACAGTTGTAAGCAGACCAACGAGAAGAGTATGGCAAGAACTATTCAATGATTTGTCATAGTCAGAATGAAGTAAAACGTAAATAAAACAAAAAATATCGCCAAAATGCCGCGCGTCAAAAAACCGAAAAAATCTATTTAGAGGAAACATCGTCGGTCTGTTAGGACACGTCCAGTGGAACTTATTTAGGAATAAATAATTTAGTGCGTTAAACTACTTAAAACGGAGACTTAATATAATGTATAATCCGCCCACTAGATAAAATGGTCAGAAGTACAAGTGCTAAGCAAACCGCCTCTACTACCCCCGCTCCAGTTGCTCCCGTTGTTGAATCGAAGGAAGTCGCTAAGAAAACATCCTCTAAGAAATCAACCAAGACCGAAACCGCTGCTGCCCCTGTTGAACAAAAGGTGGTTCCTACCCCTGTTCCAGTTGTTGCTGCCCCTGCCCCAACTCCCGCTCCCGTTGAAGTAAAGGCAGAAGAGACCAAGTCTCTTTCATCCGACGCCATTCTTACTGCAGTTGATGCTAAGATTCAACAAGTTTCTTCCATCCTTGCTTCTTTGAAGAACGACTCAAAGGTTCTCCGAAGACAGATTGCTGCCGACAAGAAAGTTGCCGACAAATTAGCAAAGAAATCCGCCAAGAAGAAGCGTGTTGTTGCTGAGGGTGAGGAAGTCAAACCCCGCAACTCTGGATTTATGCGCCCTGTTAGAATCAGTGACGAGTTAGCATCTTTCCTAGGAAAGGCAGCAGGAACTGTTATGGGACGTCAAGATGCCAATGACGAGATTCGCCAATATGTTGCCCTCCACAACTTGAAGGAGACTGAGAAGGGAAAGGGACGCAATATTAACCCCGATGACAAGTTGTCTGCTCTTCTTAAGTTGCCCAAGGATGAACAACTCACCTACTTCAACCTCCAGAAGTACATGAAACCTCACTTCATCCGAATTGAGACCCCCGCCACCGCTTAGACATCAACAGTGAGTCTAGTCGTTAAAATTGCACAGGTATTACACCTTTTCTCATTTAAAACACACCATATTTACATAATAATATTTTCAAATGCGTTAATAATATAATTTAACATGTAGTGTAGTATAGTATAGTATATTATATGTTAAATAATTTTGTTGGAACTCAATATCGTTTAGCAGATAACTGGTTTAACCATATAGATGTTAGAAATTATTCTAATAAACAAATCAATTATTTAGAGATAGGTACATTTTATGGTGCTAATATTTTATCTGTTGCGAAAACTTATGGATTACATAATGAGTTTTAAGTTTTCGAAAATTAAAGAAAGATGGTATAATGATATTTGATGATTATGGGTGGGGTGGTCCTGATTTAACACAAAGAGGTATAGATGGGTTTTTATCTGGATATCATAAAAGAATAAACTATTTAGGTGAAAAAGAAACTCAAGTATTTATTAAAAAAATCTAAATAGTTGGTGTTTTAAATGAGAAAAGATATAAAAAATAAAAATAATATAATTTATAGTATGTAAATGAAACCCCGAGCGTTAATGATGTAGTGGTAACATTTAACCCTTCCAAGGTTAATCCGGGGGTTCGATTCCCCCTTAACGCAATACACATTAAACCGATGATTTACCGGTTGTGTTTACGTAAGGAGTAACTCCATACGTTTGGACATTATATTCTTTACCAATTTGGTAAATAATATATTATATTTACAATGTAGTTTGCAGGTCAAACTTTAGGGTTTCTCGAACATTTATGACGAAATAGCACATATACTCGAATTTCGTGAAAATGCGTTCCCGTTCTTCAATCGGAAAATGTTTTACGATAGAAGGATTGAACCGCCACGTCGCGTTTTCTTTGAATACATTTCGCACAATTTCCATATTGGATTTGGTATGGAATTCCGGTTCTCTATAGCAATATGCCTTCTCAAATGGTAATGCCGCCAATTTATTTTCGATTTCTGTGCATCTATCCATAATATCGTCATACACCTCAATTGAATACTCGGAATCGTTCAACCATACCTCATGCAACCATTCCAAGTCTTCTATAAACGATTCATCAAATGGTCCTATGTCTCCAAATCTGTACAGGTCTTCCAGCAACTCAACATCCTTAAATAAACACTGCATATTCACTATCCTCTTCTCAATTGTATCTCTCCAAGAATCACACACTTGTTGAATAGATAAGGTAGACATTGTTTATCCAAATAAGTAAGATATATACGAGTCAAACCTTTATATTTTATAAACAATAAACGATATAAACCATATGCACGATTTTTAAATACATAAAGATGTCATCTGGATTAAGTTTAGAATTCAACAACTCGGGAGATTCGCCTGATATTATTTCCCGGATAAAGGAATATGTTAGCAAACGACCTCTGAAGATTATGATATTGACGCCGTGTTATGGAAGTCAGTGCTATATTACTTATGTAACTTGTCTTATTAACACAATGACTCTGTTTTCCAGTATTGGCGTTGAAGTCTGTGCCGAATTTTGCAGAAATGATAGTTTAGTAACACGTGCGCGTAATAATCTGATTGCAAAAGCGATGCATAACAAATCCGTAACGCACATGCTATTTATCGACGCGGACATTACTTGGAATCCAGTTGATATATTAAAATTAGTTCTAGCGGATAAGAATATAGTGGGCGGCGTATATCCTATTAAAAACTATGAATGGAACAAATTGATAGAACCCGGCAAAAATATACCGAAAGAATGGGTGGATAAGAAAAATAGTTCGCAATTAAGTGCGTCAATGTCCGACCAAGATTTCATCCAACATAGAATGATGCGGTACAATCTAAATTATATCAGCAATACATTGGAGGTTTCTAATAATTTGACAAAAGTGCGTCATTTAGCTACCGGATTCATGATGATTCGTCGCGACACTATTGAGAAGATGGCAAGAGCATTTCCATCGACGAAATATACGGACGATGTTGGATTCTTACAAGGAGAAGAGAATGAATATGCTTATGCGTTGTTCGATTGCGGGGTAGAAGAAGGACATTATTGTTCAGAAGATTGGTTGTTTTGTTCGCGATGGTCGAAGATGGGAGGCGAAACGTGGGTTGATGTGACGATTAACTTAAACCATTGTGGAGTAGAAGATTTCAAAGGGTCATATCTGTCTTCTCTTATGTAATTCGTAAAAAATACTTGTAATTATACACTACAGGTATTTATCAAGTTTCTGTGACATTATTCTTACGTTACATCCTCTCTCCGGAATTGTCCCAGAATTATGCGGGTATTCTCGCAAATATGAATCCGTCTTCTCTCAATACCGTCTCCAATTCATTGAAATCAACATCGGTTGTTCTGAATGGCATCATATCGACCACTCTTTTGAACTCTTCTCGGCGTGTATCTAAAAACGAATCCAGGTCAAACAATTTGCGGACACGGAGAAGACTATCAATATCTTCTATATAATCTGTGTTTTCCATCAACCATTCATAGAACGTTTTTGTCACTGCATTACGACGCAATGTATTGAAATTCGTCCATTCTCGGAATTTCATATAAAATCTAACAGTTTCACTAAGAGAACGCTGCACAGTAATGTTATAGTCTGTACCGGACAATATTGATATATCATTGAACACGTCTTGACTCATATCCAGCTCGAACAATATTTGTGCCGTATCGTAGTAAATTACTTCGTGGTTTAACAAACTCAAATGTCTTACTACACGAGGACAACCGTACAGAAACATATCCATATCGTCGCTGAGACACCCCCACGCAAATCCGTGTTTCACTAGAAACGCACACAAATTGTCAGACTCGCCTCTAGACTCTATATAAGTAACTCCACAAGCACGCATAATATCTTTTGATTTGGAAATATCTGCCTCGGTTACCCGGACAAATTGCTTCTTTAATTTATCCATCTCTTCCAATACAGATTCAGTAACATCGTTGCCGGATTCGATTTTCATTTTCATTTCATTGTACTTTACCTCTGCCGCATCTTTGTCTATTTTTCGTTTGATTAGCATCGCTTTCTTCTCAATTGGCGGTTTTCCGTCAAACACAAACACCGGAATAATATTGTACTTACGCAATATAGATATCATTAAATATATGTTTTCCGCTACAGACGAGTTTTCCGCAAACTTGTACAAATAAATACTCGTATCAATCACAAGCGAATTCCCTGCAATTTGCTTTAAATGTAATTTTCGGATAGCATTTTGAGTACAATTTTCAGTTAAGAAATGATTTAATTGACGGATTCCCATTTTTATATTTTACGTTTGATTCAGTTTCAATTACTAGTATAGTTACGCCTTTGCCGTTTATATATATTCAGCAATCAATTTTCATTATGCCTACAAGCAATTGTCCCAGAGGATGCACGCATTATTCTTCTATATCAATTGATGTCATACGTAACGTTTTTGCAACATTAAATGACCGTCGCTTCGGATGCCATCTCTTTTCCACCGCTCGTCTATACCGCTTATCATTCCTGGTTAATTCTCTCACAAAATCGCAATATTTTGCAATATTCTTCTTATCAAATTGAATCGGAGGACTTGATTCTACCCCATTCGCGTACTTTAGACACCAATCTATAAACATATCCAGATTCCATAGCATTAATGATTTTATAACATAATAAGAAAATGCGGGTGTCTTTTCCGTGTAGTAGGGTTGTCCTCTCATAGGTGTGGCAAACAAGTCTTTGTACGTATAACCGGAATGCAGCAAAAGTTTATTTGATTGATATATCGAGAAGATACGTTCATTCGACAATGTGCTTATAAATCGCTGTTTTGAGAATGGTATGCATCCGTCTTTAAATTTATCCCCGTCACCGTCCAACGGCACATAAAATAAGCAAAACAACATATGGAACAATTCCGCCCACATTTCGCAGAATGTTTCGTACAATCGCACATCTAGATTCGGGTCAATTGCAGGAAATATAGAGAGGATACATTTATTTGAATCCGAATTCGAATATGCAGAAAAATCCAATCCAAAGCAATGAAATGTCTCGTGCATAAATACTTTGAACCACTCCTCTCTACGGAAAATGAAAATATCGTTTTTTGGAGAACACGAAGTAGTAAATGCAGTATTTGCGTGAACCATATCTATAACCGAATCGTTTCCTACTAACCCATCTGTCGGTGATTCAGGCAACTGCTTTTTCGCATCAGTAAGAAGCAAATAGATATTCAATGTTTGCGCACATTGTTGAGAGGCGACACCGTCGATAAAATACAACCATTTAATGACGCGATTTACATATTCTAAAACCTTATCGGAAGATTGTGATGCATTATTATGATGTGCAGGAAGAACAGTATACATAATGACTTTGCGTCCTCTCGGCAATACAAATTCGGTTTTAAATCCTTGTTGCTCGGTTGATTCGAATTCACGCCGAATATCTTCTGGTATGTGACTGTACATTGTTTGGTCGCAAATCGTATCAATGGTTTTCCGATCTATTTGTGTAATATCTGGTAAAGGATAATCGGATTTGCATATCAAGTCCCATGAATTCTTTACTACTCTGATAGTACGAGAGGATACTGGCGGCATAATAATAGCACGATTATTGCGTGTTTGCTTTATTCGAATGTCTATATTGCGTCTCCTCGTCATTACTACTATGAAAATTGAACATAAAAAAGTTGAATGTCTTTTTATAACAAAAACAACACGAACAGTATTAAATAACAATGTCATCAATGAATTCATCCTATAAAATTCGATTCCGTAGATTTGTCCGGGAATTGTCGAGAAGATACAATGATTTGCAAATAACAACTGACTCACAGGGAGAGGATTTCGTGAGAAAAATGGATTATACACCTATATCGAGAAAACGTACCTATTTTGATTCTTTCGAGTTGGACGAGTTTGAAGTTGAGAGATATGGACAACGAATTGACGACAAGTTCTTCCAAAATAATATCGGTCATGGCGTGATTGGATAAACGTGCTCACATTGGATAATGAGTGCGTCGGGTATCCGCATTGTTTTATCGTCTAAATGCTTGAAAAGACCCACTTTCTTCAATTCGCGTCGTAATCGGATGGAACAATTTGCCGTCCTCTCGTTTAGTTCGCGCGTAGACATAATTGCAGGTAATTCTCGAATGCAAGTTTCGATAGATAGTCCCAGGTAATAAATATCATTCGTTAATGACAATACACACAAATCCGTATTATGAATTGACCGCAATAAACTCGATACCAACTTCTCCCTCGCAATATCATCCTCCACATAATCCGCGTCGGGGTCAATATGCACATTCAATAAAGTACATAATTCGCCAAATAACATACGATAACCAATTAACATCATTTTGTATAAATAGATTAAACTCGAATGAATGGTTAATATATTTTTATTTTGTCTATTGCAAGAGGATAATTACGTAATAAAAATCATTCAATTTTTTTACGGTGATGATGGCACCATTTATTGTGATGCAATTGATTTACGAACGCGCATTAACTCCATATCTGGTTCTGCTGGTTCGCCCGACCCGCATTTGTGTATCAACAATGCATCTCCAGTCGATTTAAGAAGAAGTCGCATTGCTTCATTATTGTGGAATTTGGCAGTAAGTGCTTTCATGCGTTCCTCCTCTCGCCGTTTGTCGTCGAAATCCAAATCCGGCGCAATCACCTGCACTTTCTTCTTTGGTGCCTTTAGTTTTTTCTTTTTATCTTCTGCGGTTTCGATTGGTTCCGCTTCTTTCACAACACCTTTAAATGTCTTTGCTGCTTTCACGCTTTTCGCTAAATTACTGTCCGGGTCGGAACTGAGACTGAACATCATATATACATCCGGATGTGTCTTTTTATATTGAATACCTTGCATATAGTGCGTTACGGATGTCCATTTGTGCGTATCGATAATAATCGGATTTTTATCCCAATCGTCGTCCAACTTTTTACGCCAACTATAATATTTCGTATTTAATTTTGCATACTTCACCTTGTTTTCTGACGATATCTTCTCGCCACTGCCTTCGCCTGGATTTACTTTCGGGTCGGAGTTTGAGCAAAATACGAATACGGTATCTGTATTATACAAATCACCGTAACCATCGGTTTCTCTATAGTCAACCGGCGCACCTTCATCTTCGTCGATTCCAAATTTCGTTTTCATATCTCGAAATTCGGATATCATATAATAAACACCCGACAGTCTAGATAAACACCGATTCAATATCAGTATTTTCACGTCGTATGGTATCTCGCGGAATTGCACAATTTTATGCGATTTATAAGAAATCAGTCTATAGTGATTTCCACTGTAACTAACCATAATGTAGTAATCTGGCGAGAATGTCTGTTTTTCTTGTAATTCTTTACTCGCTTCGCTACATAGCAGAACTCCATCTAAATCAGGAACACCGTCATCCGGTTGAAACGCTTGTTCCGAGAAGAGTATGAATTTTATATTCAAAACGCGCTCCAATGCAGATATTGCCCACGTATCTGCCCAAAATGCACTAGTACGGATATGGTCGCGCATCTTCTCCAGTGTATCCACACTTTGAATACTGCCGGTGTAAACTCGCATCATTTCTGTCGTTTCTTCTATCTTTTTCTGCGTATTCTTCCTCTCGACTTCAAGGTCTTTGGATTTCATTATGACATTTTTCGCATCAGCGGTAGTCTTGTCCGTAAGTTTCGTTACTAGTTTCTTGTATTCTTTCAGTGATTTTTCAATCGCAACTAAATCGCGGTTTAGGTCTTGCACTTCATTCAAAAACGACAAATACAATTTGCGGTATTCATCGAACACGCTGTCTGTCATTTCTGACGCCAATAATGCACGTAACTTCTCGACGGTTGTTTTTTTGCCGATGGACGCAAATGCGTCGCGGATAGTAGCAAATAGACAATCGCCATTTTCTTCTACGTCGTGTATTTTGTAATTACTATTACGCATATACTTCTGTATCCAAACGTCGCGGGAGGATTCTTTATATTCCGCTCTCTCTTTTTCTGCCATTTCTCCTGTTTCTTCTGCGAGAGGTTCAACCGGTTTATATCCTTCCACTTCCTCAAACACACCGGATTTCAATACATCTTTTGCGTCGGTATGTGCCTTTGAAATAGTTGCTTTTCCGAGATTAAGCGATAGATGCGAATTCTCTACTTCTTCATGATATGGTGTTGGTTCTTGCATAGGTTTCGGGGATGGAGTGAGAGGTTGGTCTTTGAAGAATCGTGGTTCTGCTTCTAGTTTTGCTAAATAGACTGGTGTAGAAAAAGAATAGAAAAGGGGGTCCGATAAACGACGCAAATCGAGTTCGCCGTTTTTATACACGTTAATCAATTGCGCGGACTTCACTTCAAATACACCTATCTGTGAACGAACCCTTGACCGGTGTACCGCATAAATAGGGAAAAAAATTATATTCTTATCCGTATATATGTATTTCGGTTTACCGATGACGACGGTGATTGTATTACCTTCTTTCAAATCCAATTCATATACCTGCGACTTATAACCCATATCTTCATCGTCGATTGTTTTCGATTCTTTATAAGTGACTTCTGGATTAATAACAGAAACAGTAGTCATTTTATGGATAATTATACAATTTACGTCTATTTCATTTTAGTGAGTAATGTCTAGACGTAAAAAATATACGTCTGGACATTAGTATCTAATAGGAAGCAAAGCATCACCGCAATGACTGTATAGTATTTGTGGATTATAATTTATCTACCACATCCATTAATTTAAACACTGCACGATTACTCATACCTGGAAAATCATTGCTTTTATCTGCCACAAATTGACGAATAGTCGGCAATGCATACTCGCACCATTTTGCGTTTTTCGTCAATTCCGCAATGCACATAGTTGCAATAATATAAATATTTTCGACCACCTCTTCTACGCTTTTTGTAAAACTGCTATCCGTTCGCTTGTCTTTCACAAATTTCACAAATTCGGATAGAATATCCATCACACTCGAATCCGCAATAATGCCGAGTTTGAAACAATTCACTATAAATGTCGTGGTCGACTTACGTATCTCACACGCTTTCGAATAAGCACAGAATCCATCATAGTCAGTGTCCGGGTCTACATAAACCGGAATCGTATCCATTGCAATAAATCCTGCGATTAATTCTTCCAATAACTCGTAAAAGACGGAATGCGCATCAACCAATTCCTTATAAAGTTTGGCGTACATTTCCGAATAGAATTTGTTTGTACTCGCAATCTCAAATATTGTCTTCGAAATGCGTTTTGTGTTTGCGGTTGTCTTCTCTTCTTCGGACTCGAAATACCCATTCACCAATCCGAATATCGCGTCCCGTTGCTTCTCGTAATTCGCGGCACTTATTTTATTCAAAGCAATGCGTATATCATTCAATCGTTTATCTATGCCGGTTTTCGATTCGATTTTTGTGGGTTTAAAAGACCGCATCAATTCCCATTCCGCATCGACAGATTCTTCTTTGACTACTACACCGCCACTTCTCCATTCCGCTGAAGCATTATCTTTGCTCCTAAAGTCGCGTTTCTTCTTACCGTCTTTTTCCTTGTCGCCGCGACCAATCTGCGGCGACTCGTAATCGTACCTGTTTCGATACTTAACTGTTGTTTCTGTTGTAGATGTGCGTTTTGAATCAGAGGACTTATAATCTTTGCGTTCTCGCTCATTCGGTTCTACATCCGTAATGTCTAAACACGACTCCAATTCCACCAACATCTTCTTCACAGTCTCTGGCAAACTATACGCCAATTTTCCACTAAACGCAAACTCGATTATTTGGTTAACTGTAAAATAAGACATATTCGTATCGTATACTGTTCTAAATATTTTGACTATATATGTTATTATAAATATCTTTATATACATTCGTACGATTGTTGAATCAATTTTTTACGTGTAAAAATACAAAATAATATATTGTTTCTAAATTCACATAAACATTTAACATTGCTATTTCATAGTAGTAAAATATGAATGCATATGAATCAGAGGACTCAAAAAGAATAAATGAATGGGATGAGCGTGTAAATGAACCCGAAAATGCGTCGATTTCCACTGAACCGGAGATTAAGACGTGGGATGATATGGATATCGACCCCGCTATATTGCGGTCTATTTATGCATACGGGTTCGAAAGACCGAGTGAAATACAGAGGAAGGCGATCCCGCCAATGAAATTGTCGAAAGACTTGATTGCACAAGCACAATCGGGTACGGGTAAAACAGGTGCGTTCACCGTGGGTACTCTTTCGCACATAGATGTTTCAAAGAAGACAACCCAGGCGATTGTTTTGGTGCCTACCCACGAGTTAGCGTCGCAGGTATACGATGTGTTTGGTGTATTATCCAAATTTATGGAAGGCATTGTAATTCGAAAAGTGTTGGGAGGAACTTCCGTAACCGACGAAATGCGCGATTTGCAGAACAATCCTCCGCATGTCGTTGTTGGTTGTACGGGACGCATATATGATATGATAAAACGACGTGCACTTAATACCCGAAATGTGAAATTATGTGTGTTGGATGAGGCAGATGAGATGTTGTCGATCGGATTTAAGGAACAGATGTACGATATATTTAAGCAACTGCCTTCAAATGTCCAAATTGCGTTGTTCAGTGCCACTATGCCTCCTTCTATATTGCAATTGACGAGTAAGTTTATGCGTGACCCGGTACAGATTACGATGTTGCCACAGAAGTTGAATTTGGAAGGCATCGACCAATATTATATTGCAATGAACGACGATTACGATAAACTTGCTACATTAAAAGACTTGTTTTCGAGACTGACCGTATCGCAAACGATCATATATGCGAACGATGTGAGAAGAGTGAAGGATTTATACGATATGATGAATAATGAAGGATTTGCAGTGTGTTGCATTCATCGCGAAATGTCGAAACAGGAACGTAGTGATGTGATGTCACTTTTTGTTCTCGGTAAGTACCGTTGTTTAATTTCTACGAATATAACGTCGCGCGGAATCGATGTGCAGCAAGTAAGAACAGTTGTTAATTTCGATATACCTAGGTCAGTAGATGTATATTTGCATCGTATTGGAAGAAGCGGACGTTGGGGGCGTAAAGGAATTGCAATTAATTTCGTGACGAAGTCGGATGTTCGACAAATGAAGGTAATTGAAAATCATTACAAGATTAATATCGAGGAAATGAACTCGGATATTGAATTTAATTAGATATTGAGTGTGTATTGTATTGATTTTATATCAACACAATAATATTATCTGGGACATTATTCTTCATTGACATCTATTTTCATTATGCCTACAAAACGCAGTAGGCGTTTCTCCGGATAATCATCCAATTCCTACGCTCGTTCCTCTCTCCGGAATTGTCCCAATCTCGGTTTTGGCGAAGTATCGAGCATCTTAAATATAATTAGCTGAAACCAATACAAATTTAATCCGTAGAAAACCCATTCCGTCAGTATCAAATGAATATACGGAACAATTCCACCATACAAATCGTAATTATAATTGTCTTCTCGTAAAATGATATTGACCGAATAATCATAAATACGGAACTTTGCAAAAGACGCCACAAAGCATAAAAGAAATCCATTGCTCATCACCGGATTCCAATGATTCAATTCCGTTTTTGAAAAATATTCCAATACTAGAGGTCTCGTATTGTAGAAAATCGTCGAATATTCCACTTTCAGCATTTGAACTTTTAGATAATTCATATGAACATCATCAATATCGTATAGATAGTCAGCAGAGACAAAAAACAAAACGCATACATGATGCAATAAAAAATCGATTTTTGTATAAGGAATGTCGCAAATCGCATAGAGAGTAATTATTTTGATTGCTAAGTTGCAATATTGTGTATATATTGTAGCAAATGCCCCGAATATTGCAACGGAAAGAGCAATCGAAGTACTTAATCGAAAACTGTCTGTTAATAAATATTTATTTACTGTATCTACCATCGTAACATAAATCGAATACAAAATTACCTATTTATGCGCATTTATTTTATTATATCGTACGCCTGCAATGTATTTCGAATAACAAAATGCACAACATCTACATTGACTGCATTGCCGAGTTGTTTGTATGCGGTATGATCATGTTCATTCAATATAAAATCGTCCGGGAAAGACTGTAAACGGGCGCATTCTCTAGGCGTAATGTATCTCCTCTCTTTGGCGTAAATTGGGGTTTGCACAATAGCAACCAATGTGGGAAAATACTCGCGTTTTTTTACACGAATACCCGATTGTCTTAACTGGATGAATTGATTAAATATGCTATCTCCCTCCTTTTTCTTACCTGCTTGCCATTCCAATTTCCCGTAAATTTCTTTGCGGGTTAAAATAGCACAATGTTTTTCATACCACGCGTCCCATTGAGTCTTGTATTTTTCGTAGATAGGACGATTCTTCTTAATATAATCGCGTTTCCATTGTGGTAATTCTGCAAATTCCGGTTCAGAATATGTAGTATAGAATTCATTGCAAAGAATCGTTGGACTCATATTTTCGTCGATATCAAATACTTGCACCATTTCATCCCACGCGGTTAATATTGCTTCATCTTCCGCGGAAATTCGATATTTCTGTGTTTTTTCTTGTTCGGTTTCAAATATGCGGTCGACGTAAATGGGCAGGTTTGGAATGATAAATCTAGCAGAAACATTTCCACGATAAATGTCTCTGCGAACACATATGAAGAGAACACGTTCGCGTTGCTGAGGAACACCTAATTGGTGCGGACTCAATTCATATGTATCGACCTCATATCCCGTTTCTCGAATGCGTTTCAATATATGGTCAAACGCTTTCCCGTCGTCGATCTTCATGATATGTTTCACATTTTCCAAGAAGAGGAACCGCGGTTTGTGGAACTCTGCTATCTTCAAAATATACTCAAATAATTGCCCGCGTTTATCCCCTAACCCGCCTTTCTTACCTGAATTACTAAAACTCTGACACGGAAACCCGGCAGATAAAATATCGAAGGCAGGTATTTTAGAGACATCGATTTTCGAAATATCGCTTTCGGGTTTCAATCCATAGTTCTTCTCGTATGTTTTGCGGCATTGTTCATCGATATCACAAGCGAGTACACATTCGAACTTTTGTAGGCATAATGGTTCTAGATTGAGACGTTTAAATGCTTGATGGAAACCGCCAATACCGCAAAATAAATCGATGAAATTCAATGTGGTGGTATCTGGGACATTATTCCTACAAACCTCCTTTTCTCCGGATACTAGTCCAATTCCGGTGAGAGGATTAGAGACCATAGGTAGAGTATTCTGTGGCGGAAGAGAAGACCCTAGATGTGTTTCTAATAATTCGATAATCTGCGATTTCGTTTTGCCACTGTAATTACGAACACCTTGCTCTTTACACTTTGCAATTAATTCTGGTTTAGTTTGTTTTGAGAAGTCCATCGCAATAATAATTATGTAGATTGTAGTTTAAATCGTTTGCCTATAATGTTGCAATGTCAATCAATTTTATTGCACGTTTGGGACAATTCCTACGTTCTCTACTTCTCTTCGGAATTGTCCCAATAATTTAGTATTCCGTATAGTATACTTACTCCAAAATATGTCCGACCCAGAATGCCCTATACAAAACCCGGCAAGTATAGTAGATAGTATAAATGAAATAATTGGGTTCATTCCTATACCACATCCTGTGATATCCGATAGTATGCATTGCGGATTTCTTCTACCGATTGAATATTTAGAGAAGTCGTATCAAAAAGATATTGCAAAAAGTGTATCAGACGATTTGGAATTAATAAAACTGACGGACACTGGTGCGGTAAGTGCGAATGCGAATGGACCTGGGACAACTCAAAAACCGATGTATGAACATTTTGTCGAACCTCTCAATGATTTCGGGAATATGCTCATTCCGGAAGTATCCAGAAGATTTACTACAAATATCGATTTCCTGAAAGATACACAAACGGTCGTGTTAAACCAAACGTCCTCTCATATTGACAAAGCAAAAACGACGAGATTCATAGAAATATGGAAAGAAATAAAAGAAGACCGGTCGTTTCTAGAACGACACGCGTATATGGAGTACAAGGTCCTAGAGGATTTGAATAAGTCGCGCACATTTCTAAATATATATACCGTATTAAATCTAGTATCGCCAATATATAGTCTCGTTCTTCCTCTCATTATATTGCTGTTACCATTCCTTATTTTAAAAATGTGGAACACACCAATTACTTTTGATGTATATTTGAGCACGCTACGAGAGGTTGGTAAACAGCATTATATAGGGAAAATACTCAATATTAAAAAATGGAATTTCGAAAATGTGATGTATGTGTTTGTTATTGTTGGAATGTATTTATGGCAAACCTATAATCAGGTGATTTCCTGTATAAAGCTGACCACTGCAATAGAGCGTATGAATTCAAATCTACTATTTATTCGAGAATATTTAGACGATGTCACCCTCTCAATGGATACATTTATAAAACGCAATTCCACATTGCCTTACTATAGTGATTTCTGTCAAGACATACATAGCAATAGATTAGTATTGCTTGATTTACGAAATGCCATTGGTTCAGAATTGACGCCTTATTCATGGTCCATAAGTAAGATAGCAGGACTAGGACATATGTTCGATTGCTATTATCAACTATACTCCTCTATTGACTATGAGGCGAGTCTGAGATACAGCATTGGATTTGTAGGATATATAGATATTCTGCACGGAATATCGAGAGGATACCAAACCGGCAAATTGGGAAAAATCGAATTCGACTTGGGCAACGAAATCGATGCTTCTGGTTCAGTTATCCGGAAAACTCGGTTTGTCGACCAATATTACCCGGCAAATCAAGTGGAAACATGCGTCAAAAACACGATAGATGTAGAGAAGAATATACTAATCACTGGAGTAAACGCGAGTGGAAAAACGACTACACTGAAAACCGCCGCATTAAATATCATATTTTCTCAGCAATTTGGGTTTGGATTCTATAAATCGGGTGAATTAACACCGTATAGTCATATACATTCGTATTTAAACATACCGGATACTTCCGGCAGAGACAGTCTTTTCCAAGCAGAGTCGAGAAGATGCAAAGAAATACTTGATAAAATAAAGACCACACCTATAACAGAGAATCATTTTTGCATTTTCGACGAACTATATTCGGGAACAAATCCATCGGAAGCAGCAAAATCCGCGTATTGTATTCTCAAGTATTTGTCTCGCAAACCGAACGTGAAGTTCATATTGACAACCCATTATGTAAATGTATGCCGTAAATTCAATAAATCGGAGAAAGTGAAGAACTATAAGATGATGGTGGATACTGATAAAAATGGTGGATTTGTTTATACCTATAAACTCGCAGAAGGAATATCGACATTGGAAGGTGGCATAGAAATATTACGCACAATGGATTACCCCGCAGAAATATTAAAATCCATAAAAAACCAAAAAATGTAATATCTATTCATACAATATATTACTGATATAGTATGAATAACAAACACGACACTACAGACGAACTCGAATTTAGTTTTTCGCTTTGCCACGGATACTCGATGGTCGAATACATTCCAGTCCTATCGGAACCCCAAATAAAAAGACGCGAAACGTATTCGTATATACCGTGTCTTTATTGTTGATGATGCATTATGCCTACAAAACGCCTTTTCCCCGGAATTTCGCGTTCATAATCCAATTACGTTTAGTAATTGTGCCAAACCTATTCCTATACCTAAAGCACATAACGTAAAACAGAGTAACATCAATCCATATAACCCGAAATAATATTGTCCCAATTGACCTTATTTCTTGGCACTATACAAATTGAGTTATCGAGTACACATTATCCAACTATGAGACTCGTGACATCTATTAGTGGATACTACATATTTCATTTCTCTATTTTCATGAAATGATGCTTAATGTATTTTTGAATACTAAAATAAGTTATTCTATTGCCTTTTGCAGATTCGCTCAATAAAGACCATAACTTTTCATCCGGCAAAATACGTTGTGCATTTTCAGGGTCTATCAACCCGTTTGTGCGAATATAATTATTAATCGCATGGTTTACATCAACACGCGACGAAGTCGCGCCAGGGGTTAACCCCATAAAAGAACACATGTCATCACTAATCCTACATTGCCTACGAAAACCTTTTGTTTTTCCTTTCTCGGCATTCGACTCAGCAATCACATCGTTCTTCTCAGCGTCTTTTAACGTCTTTTTAGTATATCGTAGAAGAAGCGAATGTACACCCTTTAAATCATTATGCGTATCTATTACAAATTTACGGACCATTTCTGTATGATGCAACAATTCATCCGTTCGCCGAACCACCTTCATTAGTGTAGAAGGCATTTTCGCAAACTCCTCGTCCGTAAATGAATACTCTTCAATACACCCAGTTCTATGCGACATATCAGAATAAATAGCAGGTGTACTCAATGCAGATGTATGTGTCTGGTCCATCACAAATAAACGCTGTATGTCTTCACTCGGAATAACAAACGGAATATCGCTATCTGTTGTTGTAATCGTAGACATATTTTTATTCATGTTCTATTTCTAATGTATCTATTATCTAACTAATTTATATTAAAATCATCTTTATTCTTTAAACCATTTTTCTCAATTACATTTTTGCATATAACAAAATACAACTGGGGTTTATATAAACAATGATGTATTCATATTGATTTTCATATCTATATGAATTTGGGTTGATAAATACAACGCATTCTACCTACGAAACACCCTACGGTCGTTTCTCTTACTCGTGCCTTAGAGAATCATCCAATTCCTATGTTCGTCCCTCTCTCCGGAATTGTCCCATCCTATTTACTTACTAATGCTCTTGGGTTTACGCGACGCGACTTTCGTAAATCCATCGCCGTCCTTTACAGAAGCACCAGTACGTTTAGGCGCTTTTTCTTTTTTAGGAACCGTGCGGTCTTTCTTATGAGAACTACTTGGATCCGACTCATCTGGAGTCTTATAAACACGTGGTTTATAAGGGCGGGTCTCCATTGTTTGACGACGCGTCTCACACATTAGACTGCCACCTTTTACACCAGAAATATTCACTGCGTGAAACTCGTGGTCGCTCTTTTCCGAAGCGGTTATTTCAAAATCGACATACTCTCCTTGAACCAAATATTTGTATTGGTCATCTGGAACGAGAATAGATGAATAGTGAACAAAGATATCCTTGTCCTTCATTTCACCATCACAAGCGGTAACAAATCCGAACCCAGCTTTGTTGTTAAACCACTTCACTCGACCAGTTATTCTTTCTTGTTTCTCATTCTTTGTCGTTTCGTTGCTCATCTTTGGACTATTCCGGTAATAAATATCCCTAATATGATTCATAATCAATACAACCTTTTATATCGTTTTTGTAAACAATTCTAAATACAATTTGTAGGAAGGACGTTCTTGGAATGATAGAGAGTACACATGCTCTGCAAACCGTGTCATTCTATCTACGACCCCCAATTCGGCGCACGGCATTTTCATTATAGTACGATTTATAGTATGAATATCTTTTTGCTGTTTAAACCATTGGTTTCTGGGGTGAGTAGTGGCGGATTTTTCTTCTTCGGAGAAGAACGGTGGTAAGTCCGCCCACAGATCCTTGCCATATACCAAAAAAATACCAATATAAACAATGGATAGCAAATCATCTCGTCTGCTATATTCTTCGCCGCAATGAACATTCCAACTTACATATTTGGGTGTTCCAATAATATGCGTCTTTTTAGGGTTAGCAGGAGATATATGCTTTTCCTCGGAATCTACATAAAAAGACGCTAATCCAAAATCAATCAGTATCAATTCGTCATTGTGTATCATAAAATTCGCCGGTTTTATATCACGGTGTACCACATAATTATCGTGTATATGATTTACTATTGTAATCGCCGACCGGATTATGTTCAACATCATCTTCTCATTTTCTATGCGAACCGTTTCTAGCGATTCATTGTAAAAAGGCATTACCAACAGACGGATACGTTGGTCTTCTAATATGCCATACCAATAAATCGGCGGAATGCTTCTACACGACTTAGAATAGAGAATATTTAGTATGTTTGATTCGTGTTTGATAGAAGAATAACTGATGTCTAACCGTTCGGTCTTTAGAACAACCGGTTCACCTGTCCGCACATTTTTTCCTTTATATATAACACCAAAAGCACCGCTACCGATTCTCTCGCTACATTCGTAATTTGCAACACGCATCAATAATGGAATGTGTTCTCTATACGATTGTTTTTATATGGTAACAGACAAATGCATTCTGGGACAATTCCGGAGAGGGGATGTAACGGAGTGCCTACGAAACATATACGCAGTCGTTTCTCCGCATTTATCATCCCCAGTATATTGAATAATGTCCATAATATAAAAATATGACTCAATATAATATAATTATGATAGATTTGAAACATATTTTGATATTAATTATAGTATTAATAGTAGTCGTGTTCATTATCATAAACGTTATTCCTAAAAAAATAGAGGGAGCGACAACTACTAGTACCAATATCACTACGAATACAATAAACGTCGACCCAACTGTAACAGATAAATACGAGATTGACACAACTCCATCAAAATGGTTAAATAAAAAGGAAATGGAAAATGTAGTAAACGAAAATGGATATTATGTAAAAGATTGGAGTTCGCATATACGATTGATTGTAAAACTCGGGTGTTCATTTATGATATTGGACGAGAAAACACAAACATGGAAGAAGACGTATGTTTCAGTGCCTATAAATACACCCGTCACATCTAAATTTTGTATAATGAAACAATGCAACACAATAACAACGTATAAAACTTCATACGAAACCAAAGAATTATCAGTTGAAGAAATAAAACAAGCAAAGTATTTTAAAATCGATATTGCAGACTACGCGACTTTAATTCAGCAACTTAAAACAAATTTTAAAATAACAAATGATAAATTACTATCGGAGGCAATAACATTTTCCAAAGAAGGGTTCGATACGATTGAAGGAATGGATGCTGTTCAAAAAATAAATGGAACACCAGTTCTACATTTTAACCCGATTGAAATTACAAATAAATACAAAGATAGTTATACCATAAACGAAGATGAAATATCCAATTTATTACAACGATTTTCTTCTTCCAGAAAAACAATAGGAGACTTAGAATATTATATTGAAGCAATGATATCGTTTGATGTAACAAGTGAACAAGAAGCAGTTGCATTAATAGAGTTCTTCAATTCACAGTTAAACCCAACAAAACAAGACTATTTACCGTTAGAGAAACTAATAGCAGAATATTTTAATAAATATGAAATAAAAAAATCCGACATACTTGACATCGCAACATTGCAACCAGGACAGTTTACGAACGTAATTAAAAAATTTAATTTGCAAAACATACAACTTTTCCCTACAACACGTAATGCAGAAAATAGTATGTTAGAAAAATTATATAATATTCACGGCATTAACATACCCACAATTGGTAAAGATAACTTTGGTCATTATTACATGGAAGATTTTTTCGACGCGTTCATTACATACGGTATAAATCCATACAAATTCTTTAAAGATATATACACAAACTACAAAAATCTAAAAATACAAAATTCAAGCAAAAATATATCCAATACTCTTAATGCTATAAGTACATTTGACACTAATAATATCGTAAATGCGTTTAATAATTTAATAACATCATTGCAAAGTATTGGTATGAAAAGTTTGGATGTATATATGACGTATGCAGAAATACTAAAGAACACATTTAATTCTTCCTCTATGCCCTATTTCGGGGTTATGACACGCATATGGGATGAATTTAAAACATATTATAATACGTATTTAAAAGACATAGACGATTTTAAACAAAAAGAAGAGGGTCCAATTGTTCCAGAAACATTAAGAAAGTTCTTCCAATTCGTAGAAGATTACTATAAAAACAACAAACCAAAAAATAATGGATCCCCCAAATACTTTAATGTGCAAATTTTGGAGTTTTATTGGTTTTTCATTGTATTAAACAGTTACAAAGCGGATATTGATAGTTTAAAACGTGATATTGAACTAGGTTCTACGTGTGAATCGTTATTGACAAACAGACGAACTGGTGCTTCCAACAGCTTAGAGAAATTTTCATCAATGGAACCGGAACCGGAAATCGACGCATTTTCATATATAAATAAACAAATAACCAAGATTCTAAATTACATATCAAATATGTTTTCAATAACCCGAGAAGGATTGCCGAATTATCCAGATGTAATGGTAATGTCATTTTTTGGTATTAACAACTTCTCACAGTCGCAACTGGGTGAATTTGAGAAAAGGTTGATTGAACTTGGTGTAAATGATATTAATCCGAATGCGGATACATGGACGAATATAATGTCATTTTTAAAGGTAATGGCATTAAACGGCATAAGATATAATGGGTTTGATGAATTTATCACTGTGATGAAAAATTTCGGTGCAAACAAAATACTCGATTGGTATTCGGTAATGGAACAAACCGCAAACATTAAAATTCGAGGAATAACCAATGTAACCAATTTTTTAAACGAAATAACTAAGTTTGGTATTCGATACACTAGTAATTTCAAAGAATTTACTACAAATATAACCAAATTAAAACCGGACTTTTATTCGGGAAATTTAAGTCCGCTTACCAGTTTCTTGTCTGATATGAGACGAATCGGATTTACATATGAAACTCCCGAAAAAACGATAACAACAAACGGGTTCATTTCCTATTTAGAAAAACTGGGAATTACATTAGCTATGTATTCATCAACAGTAAAATTTCGATTGCAAAAAAATTGTCCTGATTTACCAATTGAATTTCCTAGTCTACTTGTAAATGCATTATACAATTATAGTAACACGAGAGGAACAGAATATGGACATAATATGAATGATATAAAGACTCCGGATTTGATCGAATCTGTGCCGGTTTGTAATATGGTAGACAATATGCAAGAAGCATATATGCTATGTAAGAACATAAACGAGTATAACGGCAAACAAACAATTATACGTCAAAATGTTCAAAATATTATTGCGTTTTTTTATAAAGAAGAATTGGAAGAAATAAAAGCAAAATCCCCGAAATATAAGTCAATGGAGAATCGCGTATCTCTTATGAATGGAGTTTCAGTTGGAATTATACGATTTTCTAAACAATTTTATCCAACCGATATGTCCGCCTACAATTTATACACGTCAATCGCATCATTTATAACCGTTTTCCCTGCTCTGGCGTTTCAGTATATTTCAAATGAAATCCATATTAAATGTAATAATATTGATGGTTCGTGTCAATATGACATTTATGTAGACCCAAAGTATTCTTTTTGCAGAGCAAGTAAAACCGATCTAACAATCAATTTACGTCCAACATAATGAACAAAAGCAATATATATACAAGTCCCTAATATACAGAAATGGATATTGCGAGTTTGATAAAGGAGGCACGTCGCGACCCGGCGCTACTATCAAGAATAGATATAAATAAATTATTACAAGAACAAGAGGTCGATTCGGTGAAATACGACTTCTTGGGAAACCAGTCGGTCGAATCCATTTCTGAAAATGTATTTGATTCAATAAAGCGTCTACCAATTGATAAGAATACAATAGCAACACATTGTGAAAAATTAGTCGGATATAGATTCGTGGATGAATTACATCTGCTACATAAAGGCAAATATGTTCGGTGGATTCGACACGACGAACCGGATAAAATAATGAAAGGCGGCATACTGGTAGACATACAGTTCGGCGATTTTGGTGCGAATATACTTTGTCGGTCAGTAAACGGCATGTTTTTGCGGTACAGATTCGATAAATGCAATACATATCAGAAGATGACAGAAGATGAGCAATTGTATTTGATGATGAACCAGATATAAATCTATTATGCCTACAAAACTCCTACGGCGTTTCTCCAGATAATCATCCAATTCCTACGTACCTCTCTCCGGAATTGTCCCATTCACCGACCCCCACCTCGTTTTTTACGCGTAAAATTTCCTATACGATGCCTCGATTTTCTAGTCATATATCCTCTCGACGTTATTAAGAAGAACTCTCGTATATAATACATCATTTTGTTTGCTATTTTGTTTTCTTCTGTTCCGTGAGTTGATAATAAGCGAGGGATATCTTCTTGCACAAGACGATTCGCCGAATCCGCACGATACTGTTTTTTTCTATCCGGGTACAATTTGCTGAATAAACTCGACATTGTAAACCGGTCCACAACCTCTTGATACGATAATGGATGTATATATGGCGGAGGTTGAATGTAGTAGACACGTCGATGTTTCATTTTTTTATGGCAAACGTCATCTAGAAAACAGATTTGATGAGAGGTTGTCAACATTGAACATTTAACGAAATCACTATATGTCTTATGCTTAGTTGTGCGTTCTGGTTCAATGCGTTTTCCGTTTATTTCGAATGCACATATCGGTCTAGCAAATATGTTATTATTCGTATTCTCTATGCCAGAAACACGATATTCTAAGTAATTTATCAATTTATAAATCCAACTCGTATCCTCGCATTGATTATTCGTATATAGGTAAATAGGAAGACATTGTCCACTCTGTTGTTTTGTCCTTATATATCGCAAAATTGGTATGATACCGACCCGCAAAAATTCCGGATATAAATCCATTAACGCATTAAACGTACTTTGCGTTTTCATATCTTCTTCTAACCTTGCCCATATGGAATAAAAATCCGAAAAAGACCCGATCGTCTCATCTAAATCAAATGCAATTGCATTCGGTCGCGTAGACCGTCCAATCGAATTATATATCACCCTTACCGATCGCGACCGATTATCGTTTTTACTCTTAGGGAAATTTAGTAAGGTAGAATATGAATTGGGACGATACTCCGGAGAAACGACCGTAGATTGGTGCGTATCCGTCATGCTTCTCCTATTATTCGAAAACAAATAGCGAGAAATACTGCGGAGTCTGTTTTGAAACCGGTCGGTATTTACATCCATAACATAATAAAATAAATACATATTTCTCTGCATAACAAGAAAAATGTATTAGTATTCGCTTCGGAGACATTATTCCTATCTCTCTCCCGAATCTTCCAAAAATGGTCGATTACTTTGCAACTCCAGTAACACCTGTCGACCCAAACCCACCTTCTCCTCTCTCAGAGGAATTTAATTCAGATTCAGGAACAATAACAACAAACACAGGACACAAACTCGGATGACATATCTGGAAAAGACGTGTGTGTTTTTCCACTACATATTCCGATTGCTCTGTAGGCAATTTACGAAGTGCCGCCATAAGATTACCGCGATAACCAGAATCAATAATGCCTACATGATTTGCTAACATAAGAGGCGTCTTTGAAATGCTCGACCTCGGATAAACATAGTATCCACACGAATAAGAAGCACCAGTAACAGTCTCGAACTCTTCCTCCTCCACCTCCACCGTTACCTGCATATTCTTATCGCAATATATCATTTCACATTTCACATTCAAATTCACAAATTTAGTGGCAAAGTTTTCGTCAAATACCGTCTTATTTGGCACGAATAAATCAAACCCCGAATTCGCAAAAACGTTCTTCTGTAGTTCCGCATTGTGTTTTTCTACGTGCGACGCATATAATTCTTTCAACTCGCCATTATCATCCGCTGTAATTGCCATTTTCAATAATGCGAAGTTCTGTGCCATACTATCAAAGCAAAACTGGTTCACGTACTTTTCGTCTATCTTTGACTGTTTTATATATTTATCGTAATTGGCGTCAACATCCACCACAACGTCGTCAGGTAATATCACGGATTCCGGAGTCAAATCAGTATTATCAGAAGTAGATGCCATCTTTTATTTACTAGTTTCCTGTTTTCCCTTTATGTCAATTCATTTTTTATTTTGTATTCTTCTCGAACGGTGGTTATTTCGCGGACTACGTTTTTTCGGAGTAGAACGTGATTTCGGGTTAGTTCGGACAACGGATGACATTAACTTATCATATAATGATTCGGATATGACATCACGATGCACACCAGGATGAAAGTAATTTTCATATTCCGCATTTGACTCCTCTCTACTATTTATTATGAAAATT